GTCTACTCTATTTTGTCCGGTATCAATGTTAATATGGTCTAAATTTGATTCTATGAATCTTTCAATGTCTTTTATTAAGTCGAGTTTAGTTTTAATCATCATTTTAACCCCTCTTTATTATGATTAATAACGATAGATATTGCCACGTCTTCCTCTTTTATACCTTTTGCTACAGTAAAGCCATTTTCATCATAAATAGAAAAAGTATCATAAAGATTACCAGTTTTAGAGGGTAATAGTCCCCTATCACTATGGTAGAACCATTGTAAATCGATTGTCAAGGCGTATTCCATTTTGTTTTATCCTTTGTTTGAATTAATGATAAGTACAATATAAGACCTGTTTATCAGTTTGTCAAGCTTTATTATTAATTAATATCCCATCCAATCTCTAAGACCTTTTAAATCGGTGGGAACTATAACCCATTCACTATCCCAGACACCATCTATAGAATAATGATTTAATGCTATAACCTTTAAATCTTTTATTCCATGCTCTATATTGTGCATTGTTAACCATTCCTGTACTTGTCGTGTATTCATGTGGATCATCATTTCCCCCTTGATTAATGTTAAGGATAATATAAACCCCATCCTCTAGTTTGTCAAGTGTATAATGAATAAATAAAAAAATAAATAAGTTAGCCTGTCAATATGTGCTACCTGGTAGACACATGATAGGAGCTAACACTCACCTGGTGTGACCATAGAAGAAAAAAAATAAATACCCCACCACACTAAGAGACCACATGGTAACCACCCCAGCCCCACCATGATACCCCCAAGTGTCCACCTGGTGCCCACATGTGCGCCCTCGCGTGAATAATAAGGGACGAACATGGTGGATTTTTGGTGGGGCCTATGGGGTAAAATCGCCTTTCTACTATCACATATACCCTCTCACATTATTCCACTAAAATATTCCTTAGTGCCCCCTAGGAACCACCCTAGGAGACACCTTGGATTTCCTACTATATTGGCCCTAAGGTAGCGAATCCTTTATTGCACCAATGGCGTATCTTACTTCTACTGCTATCGTTGATATAAGGCCACATTAGTTCCCCCATAGTCCTCTATAGGTTATCCATAACATGGCCTCAGATCGACACTCAGTCCTTCATACAGCCTTTCGGCTTAACCTTCACCATCTTCTTCTTAGTCTTCTTAGGAGCTGGTGTAGGGTTCTTATATCCTTTTAGTTTAGGCATGGTTATAGTCCCTTATGATCCCTAATTTCTCCTTTAGAGGAGTCATATGGGAGTCTAGTGGACAGTTTAGATACACCTTGGCTCTTTAGAGATGCTGGTGTAGTTGGACTTGGTACTGGATTAGGTCTCCCAAGGCTCGTATTGAAGCCCTTGTTGCCTAAATCTCCTGATACTTTTTTCACGTTCATATTGTTTCTTGTCCTTTGTTTTAGGGTACACAGTATTGTGTGTTCCACATTGTTCATAGGGAGTTGGTTCTGTAACTGGGATGTATATCATACTATCCATGAGTTCTTTAGCACTTTTTATAGGTTTCATTAAACTCCTTGTTTACCAAATGGAACACACCCTAAGTTAATCTCAGGGGGTACAGGTTGTCCATCTTCATCAGCTTGTTTAAAGATACTTTTCATTTTCTTGATGCAGTCTTGTTCACTCTGAAACGTGTCACCGATACGAGAGTCAACAACAGATACAGGATCACCTCCTAAGTGAATTATCATTAATAACCAAATCATATCATCTTACTTGATTCCAAACCATTGGTTCAGGATCTTGTCCTTTCGTCTGTGCCATAAAGTTATTAATTCCATCTAAGAACTCTTCTTGTTGTCTATCTACATAGGCTTGATCTTCATCAGCAGCCATTTGTTCCCACCAATACTTGACACCCATAGCCAGTACATCTATTCTATCATCATATTGTAGGCTACCACGGTCTCTTGTAAGTCGAGTCATCTGATAAAACAGTTGTCTCCTTGGTTCTTCCTTGGAACCTTCATAGTCTCTATCTACTTCAGATCTATCGAAGATGAGTCTATGTTGGTTCATTACAGGCTCTAATGAGTCTATAATCCTGGCTTCCTTCTGGGTACTATGCTTTACTTCTTCTACATTACATCGGTGGTAATTGAATAATACTGGTTTAAAGATCTCAGTATACATACCATCACCAAAGTTAGCTTCTATCTCTACTGTATTTACTTTGTGTTTCTGAGCTATCTTAGCTAGTTTCATGAGTGTTGATTTATCATATCCACCTTTAAGACCACCTATTTCAAGTACAAATATCTTACCATTGAGTATCTTAGTTACACAGTAACCAGTTTCATCCTGACCTCTACCTGATGGATCTATGTGCATAGCAGACCCTGTGTATGTAAAGTAATCCTGTGATACATTCATAGCCCTATAGAAGTAGTCTCCAGTGAGACCCACAGCAGGTAGATCTAGTAGATCATCCTTACCATATAGGACTTGTCCTGGTCCACTCTCAGTACTCAAGGGTATTACTATGAGATCAGCTAGTTTAAGTGGGTATCTCTGGTCATCTTCACCAGAAGTATCCAACATGAACTGCAGGGAGAACCCTGAGTTACCATATGAAGCCCTACGTTCTTCTAAGTCTAAACTATCAAACCTTAGTGGATCTGTAGGAGCACCCACAGGCAGCTCCAGCTTGTTTATAAAGGGAGCTAATCTATGTGCGTAGAACTCCTTAAGCTTTGCATTAGGCATCAATGCAGGCCAAATGCGGCACTGATAGCCCCTATCCTGTAGGTTAGAGTAGAGACTTTCCTCTACTTGGGGTGTCCCAAGGTAGACTATACGTCCAACCTTAGGCATAACTACCGCATCAAACTCTTTTACTACCTCTCCTAGCTTGTCTCGCATGATCTGAGTAAGGGCATTAGAGAGTACTTCAACGTCATCCGCTATTATAGTGTGTGCTCTACTACCGACAATCTGCCCAGTAATACCAACAGACTTGACAGAAGGAGCGTGGGCAGCACGAGAAGGAGCAACGTCAAAGGCCACATTGGAGTTACGCTGGTCCTCTCGTGCACGTAAGTGCTGGAGGATTGGCATTTCGTGGATAATTCTTTTGGTGAATGTACTAAAGTCATCGGACCTCTGTTTGGATGCTGAGATTACTAAAAATTTATCTTGTGGATCTACTAGTAGCTTCCATACGACATATGCAGAGGTAATCCAACTCTTACCCACACCTCGGAAGGCTTGGATAATTAGTCTCTTAGGACCATGTTGGAGGTACTCTGCTATGTCATATTGGATTGGAGTGGGAGGAGGGAGAGCAAGGTGCTTCCATGCAATATATAGGAAGTTCCTAAAGTCCCTCTTAATTGGGTCTTGTTGTGTGTTCATACATTAATTTGTCCTCATTTCTTTATCTGTTTTTTGCACCTATAGAAAGTCCACTTCTAAGTTTATTTTTAACTTTATTAAGTTTACGTCCCATAAGTGTTTTTCTAGTATGGTGCTGTTCAGCAAAAGCTTTCCCACTTTGAGTTCCACCTCTATGATCTTTAAGTGATTTTTCTGCGTCTTTTAAATACTTTTTGTGTGCTTCGATTTCAGCAGCTTGAAACTTTTTACCAGCTTCTTTCTGTTTAGGGGTTTTCATATCTGAAGCGGTTTTTAGTTTTTTAGCAGTTAAGGCTAATACTTTTTTTGATTTCAACTTTTCTTTCTTCATCACTTGTTTTATAGGTTTATTTTTCCTTACAGTTGATCCTGTATTACTTTTCCGATTTTTATCAACTCCCATTAGTTTGTCCTCATTTCTTTAGGTGTTTCATCAAAAGGTAAATCCTCTGTTATTGCAGTTATATCTTCATTAGCAGCACCCATACACTCAATGTTGTTGTCTCGTAAGAATTGACGAGCCACGTTAAGTACGGATGCTGGAGCAGATATTGTTTCAAGCTTTCCATCTTTATTCTCCACTTTAGTTCCATTCTTGATCTGATCAGCAAGAGCTTTCGCTATGATGCCATGCAGCTTACCGAGTTCATTAACGGTTGCATTACTCATTTATTTACCTTTCTTACCCTTTTTAGATTTGATAGCAGGTTTCTTTTTACCTTTGTTTTGTTTAGCAAGAGACTCGGCTCTAGAAGGAAGTATCCCTCCAGCTTGTAATGCTTTCTTTAGGATTGAAGCAAAGGGACTCACCGCTACATCATCTGATGGTAAATGGTTTTTATTGTGTGGCACTATTTGTTTCTCCTTTTAATTATTTACATACCTCTTTAAATAGATCATTGTTTCTAGCCACCTTAGCCACATCTTTAATTACATGGGCAGGAGGCTTTGCACTCTTGAGCCACTCTTTAGTGGTGGGACTAAACTTTACTTCTTCATACCATAAGCACTCTTTCGAGTAGTATGAATCAGCATTGTAAAGTCCCATCCCAAAGTTAGTAGCAGGAGCAATCAATTCAGGGAGTACACTACACCCCGTCAAGAACATCAGGGAGTTTAACACGATCCCTAACTTCAGCTTTTGCTTTATCGAGTTCATCTTCTACTTCTCTTAATGCAGCCATCCCTTTTGGGTGGTTGACGTTATTAAAGATGTTACCAGCCAGCCAATTAAAGATAGGCCATAGCTTACCTA